CCGCTGTGTCTTATCCTCGACCTGTTGTAGAGCGCCTTGTCGAGTTGTGTCTGTGCCTTCACAGGGACTTCGACGTCTCTGAGTGAGAACTTGACAGGAAAATCTTCGTCGTCTGAGGCGTCGTCTCCTGCAGTCATCAGAGAGAGTTCGGGATCCTTTTGCGAGACGTCGTCGCCGGCGAATAGGTCTCCGCCCTCGCCGCCGCCTTCCTCACCGCCCTCTTCTCCTCCACCCTCGTCTCCACCAGACTCCTCACCGCCTCCGGCGTCGGCGCCTTCCTCCTCAGGTTTCGCAGCTTCGATCGTGGCATCGACTATCTTCTCCTTGAGACGCTGGTCGTCGATTTCCTTGCACTGCTCTTCGTTGAGTCCCCAGATCTCCTTGCGGATGAACTCCTTGGACATCTGACCCTCAGGAGCAGAGCCTGCGATCTCGAACTTCGCACGCCACAGTTCCAGCTTCTGCTGCTGAGCGACGGTGGACGGATTGGAGAGACGAAGTGTGAAGTTCTGCAAGTCTTCAGAGTCGAAGCCGTTCGCATACAGGTGGATTATCGCGAGCTTGTTGAGCTCTGCAATCATCGTCTTCTGTATCACGTTGATCGTCCTTGAGAACCTGATGTCTTCTTGGGCGAGAGTCGCCTTGGAAGACAGGGCCTCGTCGTATCCGAGATAGGCACGAGGGATCTTCAAGGCCGCAAAGAGCTTCTTCTGGATGTATGCCACGTCCTCTACGGCAGCTGCGTTCTGACCTCCTGCAAGGGTATCGATCTTCGTGCCGCTCTCTCCGCCACGCACGGGGATGAAATAGTCCTCGTCGACAGACAGCGGATTGTAGCGAAGGTCGACTCGACCCGTGTTCCTGTCGATGACCTGCGACGAACGGAGGTTCTTGCGCTGCTCCTCGACGTACATCGGGACGTTCTCGGGAGGAATGTTCGCGACGTCGATGTAGAAGACCCTGCGTTCGGGAGCCCTGACGACGCGGTAGACCAACATCGCGTCCTCGATGAGGATGAGCTGACGCCAGATCCGGCGTGCAGGCTCGATGACAGAAGAGCCGTACGGCAGGAACATGTCGTTTCCCAGGAGTCGAAAGTGGGACACCTCCCAGTTCTCGAGAGTCCTGTTGCCGAGGGTGACCCACCTGAAACGCACCGCCATGGGATCATTGGGGTCGTAGTTCTCTTCTCTCTCGATCTCGTTCACCGGGATCGGAAAGGCGTTGATGACACCGTGTGTGGGGGACACATCGTTGTAGAGGAACATGTCTCCGTACTTGACGAGGTTCCTCACCCAAGAACGAAGGTTGAACTCGACGTTGAGGGTGTTGTAGAAGAGGTCCTCCAAGATCTCCTTGATCTTCTCGTTGTCGGAGTAGATGTGGAGGACCCTTCCCTTCTCGTCCTGAGCGCATGTCTCGTCGGCATAGATGTCCATCGCCGCGGCGAGCTCAGGTGTGTTGTGTGAGATGACTGTGTCGGTCGCAAAGTTCTTATAGCCATCGACTGTCAAGTCGAAGAGAGGTATGACTCCGTGATACTCGATAGAGGAGACCTTTAGATTGTCATACGAGCTAGCGAAGTCTGAGTAATTCTTGTAGCCCCTCTCTCTGACGCGACCGTCTATCACGTGGACAGTGGTGTGTAAGGAAGCGGCCAATTGTTGATTCGACATGCCCTTAGAAAAATTTGAGCATATTCTATCGAAGGTAATGTTTCTGTCGTATCTCGGATTTTTCTCGCCGCGATTGTCCCATCCGGCATTGTGCCAGTCCGGATTGTATGCTTTGGCGAAGGTCTGAAAATCTTGGTAACCATGCTTTCTGAGCCTGCGCTTGATAACGTTGGGATCTGTGTCAAGAACCTCGCACATCCGCCGTGAGTTGAAGTTGGTCCTCTCGGCAACTTCAAGGATCCTACCGAAGGTGATGTCTTTCCTCTCAGCAGGGTTGTTCTCGGTCATGAACTTGGAATGGTTGGCCTTGAACTTCTCGATCCACGCGGAGTTCTGATCAGACCACTTGACTCCATTGATGATCTCTCTGTGTAGCTTGAGGTGGGCTTCTTCTGTCATCACCTCGAGATTCTCGGGGCGGTTATCGTGCTTGACGAAGTTCCTGTGGTGCACGACCTCAGCCTCGGCAAGAGGTGAACCCTTCAACATCTCGCCAATGACCCTGTGTTCAGCAACCCAACCATTCATGCTGGACCGTCTGTCCATCGTATAGATCCAGCGGTAACCGTCACCCTCCTCCTTGCAACCACTGAAAAGGTCGCGACGATAGAAGGGCATCATCGCATCACCAGTCTTGAGATCTTCGATCTTACAGAACGTTCCGTCCCTCTTCATGAGGCGGTGATTGGGAGTTCCGATGATCTGTTGCCCATTATCGAAAGTGACTGTGTACGCATGGTCCACGCGGGTCTGTCGGGCTTGCTTGCCAAGCGCAGGCAATATCCTCTGTAAATTGTGGTCATACGAATAGACGATGAAAGTGTGATCAGGCTTTCCTTCGCACTCTTTTGCAAGGTCGGATATTGTCCGATAGCCTCCAGGAACAGCGATCTTTGTGTCCCCATGCAAGCAATATTCCATCTCCGCGAAGTCCTGGTATCGCATGAGACGCTCGGAGAGGTTGTATGCGTTGGCTGTGATCGTGGCATACGTCGGAGCAGAAGACTTCTGGAAGAGTAGGGCACCGCTGCTCTTCGTCTTGTCGGCGACGGCGACCGCGGTGTCGAGCGTACGAATCTTCCTGCGGACAACAGGGCCGCTTCGGAATAACTTCGTTAACTTCTGAAATAGTGACTTGTCTTCTTTTGCCATGTATTTTGCTGCCTCATTCTGAGGACAGCCCTTGGAGGCCTACTTTACACCAAATTCGTCTTCTGAGACTTGAGAGTGACCTTTTTGACGACGGGTTTAGTGACATCGATGTACTGCATGGGAGACGCCATGATCCTGTTGAGGACCTGCTCCACCTTCTCGAGAGGCTCACCAAGCTCTGACTTGACCTTCTCAGATGAGCTTTCCTTGAAGGCCTCGATGGCGCTCAGGAGCTTCGATGTGCTAGTCATGATCTTGGCGGCGGTGTCGTGGTCCTCGCCTTCACGGAGATTCTCCATCTCTTCACGTATGATCTTCTTGAGTGTGTCTAGCGCGATCTTGGGCATTGGTTTCCTCGGGTATGCTAGGTATATGTATCGCCCTACTTGTAGAGCCAGGAAAAATCTGTGACGTTGCCGTGCTTCACCGACTCTGAAGGACGCGGCTTGTTCACGTTGTAGGGCGTGAATCCCTGGATGTGCGGGTTGGGAACGGGTCTCACGTCGTTGATTCCTCCCGGGAGGGACTCCATTCCCCTGTTTCCTCTGGCAGTCGCCTTCAGCATCGCGTATGCCATGTTGACGGACTGCTCGCTAAATGCAGTGTCACCTGACACAAGCCACGCTCCTATCGCGAGGCCCATGATGAGGTCGTCGTGGGCGTCTTTCGCTGCTTGAGCCTTCGAACCGTTCCACACGAACGCCTGTAGCTGGTCGTAAAGACGCTGTGAGTACGTCTTCAGTCGACCGTTGCGTATCACTTCCTCCAGCTTCGTGAGGATCTGATTTCTCGTCTTCGTCTGCGTCGAGAATCCCGGGATCGTCTCGGGATCGGTGGGACGATACTCGAAGACGTCTCCGTTGTGATTCGGGTAGTAAAGCCTGGGATATCCTGCGTCTCTCAGCTTCACACACGTGAAGTAACCGAAAGTGTTCTGTTCGGGACAGATGAGAGCATCGTTGTACCGCTTTCCGTAATCGGACAGGAGGTCGGCCAATCGGTCGGGAGGTATCTTGCCCATGAACTCCGCACAGACTTCGCACGTCTCGTAGTCGATGACGTGGAACGTCGAATAGTCGCTGGAGTCGCCGCGGGCGACGTCGGACGACAAGACGTATTTCTTGCCCAATTCTGGGTTCCTCCAGATCCAGACTCCGTTCTGCGGACCTTCCTTGACGGTCGGGAGCCTGATCATGTCCCTGAGCTTCTCGAACTCAGAGGGCTGCAGGAACGTGTCACCAGAAGAAATGAAGTCGCACAAGAACTCTTGGGCCACCTTGCGCTTCGGTAGGTTCTTCGTCTCCTTGTCGAACCACTCCTGATCGTGTTCGGGATGTACCCACCACGGAAGCCTGATGGTGTTGAAGTCGTTGGATCCGGCCTCAGCTTCAGTCCAGAGCTTATAGTACTGACCTCCCACACCGTTCGGTGTCGAGAGTATGATCGCAGAACCTCCGGTGGACAGCGTCGGATAGAGTGACGTCCAGATCTCGTCAAAGTCTCTGATGAATGCAGCCTCGTCGACGATGAGAAGAGCGAGTGCCTCAGATCGACCTGCATCGGGTGACGTAGGAACGGCCGTTATCGTCGAGCCGTTGTCGAAACGGATCGACTGCTTCGTCGGATCGAACTTCGTGAGGAGAAGCCACGAAGGAAGGCCGTCGAGCATCGTCTTCACCTTCTTGATGAAGTTGATGGCCGTGTTGAGCTTCGTCGCGATGACAAGGATGTTCTTGTCCTTCTTGAAGATGGCGTACCAGACGACATAGGCAGCCGAGACCGTGGAGAGTCCCAACTGTCTAGACTTGAGGACGATGTTGAAGCGGTGTTCTTGGAACTGCTTCACGCAGTCGTCCTGGAAATCATACGTGTCAAAGGGTATGAGACCGCGGAGCTGATGCTGGATCTTGCAGTACTTCTTCATGAAGTACGATGGGTCTTTACCACACTTGAGTATCTCGGCGACCATCGCCTGCCGAGACATCGGAGCTGTTGTGCTAGAATTGGACGTCATGCAATCTCGAATATCGTCTTCTTTCGATAATACGCCGTCCTCTTGGGATTATGGACGTTGAATCCGATAATCTCGAGAGAGTCTGTGGCACTGACTTCCTTGACCGTGAGCGTGTCACCACAGAGAGCCTTGTAAGAGTCCTTGATCGCCTTGACGTGGGCAGCTACGACTGATTCCGACTCTTCAGAGCAGTTCCTCTTCATGAGTATCATCTCTTTCTCGGAGACGAAGTTTGCGATCACCTGATACGACGCAAGGAGCCTGTCGCCTCCGAGCAGCGTGAACTTGACTGAATACGAGGCGGTCTGAGGAGTGGAAGATCGTCCCCATGTCGTGTCGATCGCCTGTCCGAGAGCGTTGATGTTTAGAGCTTTGGGCATGTATGACTCCTGTGTCCTAAATAGGAACTTTCTTGCAATTGTTCTTAACTTCCTCGGACGAAGGACGCCAACCTGAGTTCCACCTCTCCACGTCGGCATATGCCCAAGTAGAAGCACAGTTGTCGCAACACCTGAATTTCCTGTATGCCTCCTCGTCGTAGTAGGAGTGCATGATGTCGTCGCAGACGGGGCAGAAGACAGGCTGTGCCTCGAGAGGTTCTACGGGTCTGATCACGTAGAAACCTTCGGGATGCTCTGCAATCAGCCTGTCCTTCATGTACGTCTTCCATTCCATCATGAGTATTCCACCTTCGAGTCCTTCTCCGACTTCGTGATCTCCAGGATGTGGTCTGCAGAGTCCTTGATGCCGTCGACGTGCGTGATGACGATGATCGTCTTGAAATACCTCTTGAGAGAAGTGAGGAGGCGACTGCAAGACTCGACGCCGGCGTTGTCCAATGTGCCGAAGCCCTCGTCGATGATGAAGAAGTCAGGCTTCGGTAGAGAAGAAACGTTCACCATTGCCACACGCAATGCGATGGCGGCGACGGTCTTCTCCATGCCGCTGCACAGCTCTATGATCCTTCGAGAGTCACCGTAGTTGATGTAGATCTCCAGAGTGTCGGTGTCCTCGTCGCTCTCAAGCTCGATCGTGAAGTCGACGATTCCCTGGAGTATCTTTGAGACCTCCGCGTTGATCAGAGGGAGTTGCGACTTCGTGACGAGGAGCGGTATTCCCTTCTTGGAGAATGCGTTCGCCACCAACTCATGGATCCTGACGTCCTGTAGGAGGTCGTCCCTCGTCTGCTTCTCTTGCGTCAGCTTCTCCATGTTCGAGAGCAGCTTTCCGTGCTGCGAAGCTGCGTCCATCTTGTCCGCATCCATTCGCCTGATTAGGTCAGACAAATCTTGAATTTTGGACCGTATGGAAACCACTTCCTCATTCTCCTCATTATTCACGGCCTCCTCGAGGTGTCTCAGCTTCTTCTTGGCGTCTTCGAGAGACGACCTGCAGGAGTCGCAGGAAGACTTGAGCCTCTCGATCTCCGTCTCCTTGCGCGAGATCTCGAGGGACATCTTCGCCGCGAGGGCGACTGCCTTGTCGTGCTTCGAGATCTTCTCCTGAAGGGACGTGTCGTGCATCGCCTCCAGCGCCGCCTTGGCGTCATCGAGGACCTTGAGCGCGTTTGCAGTCTTCTTCTCTTGGGTCGGAAGCGACTTCTTGTTTGAGTGTGCGTCTTTGATGAACTTGCACGTGGGGTAATCGTCGCCGCAAGGTACCTCGTCGAGGATCTTCAGCGACTTCTTTTGCTGAGTGACGAGGGCTGCCTCTTTCTCGTGGGCATGACGAAGCTCAGTGATGGAAGTCTCTAGGGACCGCTGTGCATCGATCTTCTTCTTCAGGACTTCGATGTCGATTTCATCGATGACTTTCTGCAGGGTGTCGACCTTCGTCTGCAGGCCCGTCACCTCCTCCTGCAATTCCAGTATGTTCTCGATGCAAGTGTCGGATTTCTTCTGCAGGTCTTCCACACGACGCTTCTGCGCATCGACGTCCGACTGTGTCACAGGACTTGCGTTGTGCCTGGAGAGCTCCTGTCTCAGGAGACTAAGAGAAGTCTGGTTCTCGCTGATCGATTCAGAGAGCGTCTTCATCGTCTCCTTGTGGTGACTGATCAGTGATTCGTTCTGGGTCCTCAGTTCTTCCCAGTTCCTGTCGGGGAAGTTCTTGAGCTGCGACTTCACTGCGGTCACCTCCTTCGAGGCGATGTCGTGGAGCTTATCGAAGACGTCGAGGTCGAGGAATCTCGACAGGATGGACCGACGCTTCGTGGATCCCTGCGAGATGAAGTGGTTCGTCTCTCCCTGGGCGGAAAGGGACGTCATGAGGAAGTCGTCTGATAGACCCAACAGGGTCTTCAGCGTCTTCTCGGTGTCGGTCCTCTGTTCTCCGCAGAGGTCATCCATCTCGCCGTCGTCTCGCATCTTGAAGAAATTGAGTGCCGTAGAGGCAGAAACTACGCCCTTCTTGTTCGTGCTCTTGGTGGTCTGACGCTCCAGGACGTACGTCGAAGAGTTGTGGTCAAACACCACGCGAGAAGAGCAGTACGGCTTCCTGACGTTGCAGACGTTGATGTTCTTCATGGGACCTCGATCGGTCGTGTTGAAGAGGGAATACATGATCGTGCCCACGATGGAAGACTTGCCCGTCCTGTTGGGTCCAAAGATTCCTACGATTCCTCCGAGTTTCTCGAAGTCGATGACGTTGCCCTCTCCGTACGAGAAGAGGTTGTCCCACTGGATGTGTCTCAACGACCACTTGGAATTACGGGCTACGTCCTCTGCGGACGAGACGGAAGATAGGTACTTCTTTACGTTGTCGCCGATCAGTTCGAAGTCTTCAGGAGAGATGTCGACGTCCTTGTAGTAGTCCTTGAGGAGCCTGACCATCACGTCAGGCGACCGCAGATCCGTCTTCACGAGCGTCGAAGCACCCGCCTTCACGACCTGTTTGTCGATCTGGTGCTCTGACTTGTATGTGACTTCCGAGGCGGAAAGAGACGTCCTCAGCGTCTCACTGAGGACGTGGACGTCGTCCTGCGTGAGCTGTACCTGAGACCTGATTCGGATCCTGCTGCCCTTGGGGCACTTTTTGGCAGCTGCCAGCGTCTTCTCGAGGTTTCCTTCCCAGTCGATCGTGAGAAAAGGTTTCGTGTTGGGCAGCTTCCTCGTTTCCACCGTCCAGTCTCCTGATTCGAGGATGCTCCAGAGCAGGTAACCATGATCCAGTTGCTCGGCGTAATTCTGCTGAATGGGAGTGCCTGGGTAGGCGATCCATGGTTTCCCGTCCCTGTAAGCCAAGGACTGTGGCTTGTGGATGTCTCCCAAGAAGCAGAAGTCGTAGTCCTTGAAGAAGTCTGAGGTCATTCCTTCGTCGATGTCCCATCCCGTCTCCGTGACCGAGCCTCTCACGGGTCCGTGGAACGTGGCGATGTTGATGTCGCCTGGGACGGGGGCGACATCCTTCCAGCCCTCCTCGTCGAAGCAGGAGAAGACACACCAGTTGTAACCCTTTGCGAAGGGATACACTCCACTCTTCTTGTAGAGATGGACCTTGGGATTT